AGAACGACGACGCCCAGCGCGACCCAGCGAATCCACATTGGGATCTGCCGCTTTGTCGTCACCAGCGTGGTGCTGGTGTAGTAATCAAACACGTACTTGGGCCGAACCCAATCAACTTCGTCATTGCACGCCGACTGCACATTGGACTGATACTGATTCCAGCGTTTGAGCTTCGTCTTTGACCTGATGACAGAGGTCTGCCGGACGTGCACATGCTCTTCGTACAGGCCGCGCAGAAATGGGTCCAGCTGCAACCCTTGCTGCGCCACCATGATGAAATCGAAGCCCCGATGGCGGTGGGTTGCCATCGCTTGAATATGCGGCGGCACCGCCGCACCGGGGTTGCGGTTCGGGAAGACGGTATAGCACTCATCGAGCAGGATCACGGCACCATCGGGAAGTGCCTCCCATTGCTTGGGGTCATCGAGATACGTCCAGCCCGCCTTGCTGTAATCAAGGTCCTTGACGCCATGCGCGTAGATCGCCCTTCCCTCCTTCTGGAACTTGAACGCCTTGTCCAGGGCGTATGCAGTCTTGCCATGACCGGGCTGGCCGGTAACGAGATAGAGAGCCATTATTTGCTCCCGACCTTGGAAAGAATGGCCTTCTGCGCACGGCCTGCAATCCACGCGCTGAGGATGATCGTGACCGCCACGCCAAAGCCAGTCGCTCCCCAGTACGCCTTCATGACCGCAGGCAAAGCGCCATACCTCGATTCAATGAAGGCGCGTAGCGCGGGCATGGCTACTTCATGGGTGACAAGGCCGATCCCGAAGGCCAGCAGCACGCGGCCAATGATGCCCGGAAGGTACTGGCGCAAAGCGCCCAACAGGAACGCTACAAGCGCTGCAATGATCTGAGGCATTACGCACCCCCTCGGCTAAGAATGAAACAGGCGACCACCGACGCGGTGAGAATGATCAGCGCCTTGATTGCCCCAATGTAGTTGCAGAAGTACGGCGGCGGTGAAGCCATCACGTCGAGGAAGCCTGACGCTGCACCTGAAGAACTGCCCGACGCGAAACCCATGCAGGACCCGCCACCGCCGATACCGGACTGATCCAGATCGCCGATGCTGATCTGCTTTGTGGTGAGCACTTTCGTGTCGTCGGGCGATGCTCCCGCGCCGGGATCGGTAGACATACCGCCGACTTTCGTCCACTCCGGCTGCGCGCCATTACCCTCGCTAGGCGACTTTCCCGCCAGCTTTTCCAGCGAGCACGCGGTACGCCACTGCATCAGAAGCTGCGAGTACTCCAGGGCGTCACACTTGTCGCCAGTGCAGATGGGTGGCGTGTTGCATGCTCCACCAGCGATGTTTCGGTTCTTGCGAGTGTTGCAGTCAATGCGCCACTGAATCCGGGCCTGCCCACAGAGGATTGGGGACCCGCTGCACGATGGTGGTGCGTTACAGGTGTCGCCACCAGCGAAGAAGTCGTTTTTGCCGGTACCGCCCTCGCCGCCTTCGCCGCCTTCTCCGTCTTCGCCCTCGCCGTCAGGCTTGCCGTCGCCATCCTTGTCGCGCTTGCAGGTGCCGTCTGCGCCGCGCGCTTCGCCTTGACCACATTGCCCGTCGCCCGGCAGGCAGCGGCCATCGGGGGAGCGAACAAGACCCGCCGGGCATTCATTCTGCTTTTTCTTACATGTGCCATCGGCCTGCATGAGCATTCCGTTGGGGCATGGCTCAGGTGCACATTGACCAAGAGAGTTTGGGGGCGTGCCATCCTTGCATTTCGGCTCAGACGGCTCGCACACGCCGATCTGCTTGTTGTAGTGATAGCCACCGCCTACGGCGACTGCATCACACTTGTCATCGCTGTCGTAATCATCGCCGACACACGGCTTGTTGAGCGCGGTCGATCCGTTAACTGTGCCATCAGGGTTATGCGTCCAGATCACTTCGCAACCCAGGTCGCAAGAAAGCGAGCCACTGGCCGGCTTGAACTGACTGTTGGGGTATGCACCGTTGTAGTCCTTGCGGGTTTCGCACTTCTTGTTGCAGTCGTAGACATCGTTTCTCAGCCAACCGCCTCGCTGGTGCGGAAGGCCTACAAGGCAGAATCCCTGAGATGCAACAAATCCTCGATCAACGCATTTCTTTGTTGAGCCCTGATCGTTGAATTGAACACTGTTGCGGCATGAGTTGAAGGCAAAGCCAATGTCAACTGCGGCACTCGCTTCATGCGAGAACAACAGCGAGGTAGACAGGAAGGCAAGGATGAGTACTAGCCGTCCAATGCGAGCCATAGCGCCCCCAAGAATCCAACGATCACGAAATAGCCTGCGTATGCCATGTTCGTTCCCCCTAAAATGAAAAGGGGCGGGTCTCCCCGCCCCTGCCCCATCACCGCGATTAGCTCGAGGCGCGACGACCAGCGCGGATCAAGGCGATGACACCGCAAAGCGACAACACGGCGACACCGATGAGAATCAACTCGGCCTTGTCCATGCCCTCGGTTGCGGCGCTTGCGAGTTCACCAGCGAATGCCGGGGCCGATGCCAGGGCGGTCATGCCGATGGCGGAAACGGCGGCCAGCTTGTAACGAGCGTTCTTGATGTTCATGTGTAGCTCTCTCTGTGGGATTAGCCGCCTGAGACCCGGCGCGCTTGCCGGATCATGTAGCCCACACCCCACATCCCGGCGATAGCCACCGAGATTGCAAGGCCATCCGCTGCGTCGATGGGCGGAAGAAGCATCGGCGCAGGGCCATAGAAGGGGTGCGCACACTGGCCGGTCGAGGCATCAAAATCAGCCTGCTTGCAGTACAGCGTGAGAACTGTTTCTTCCATGGAGACTCCTTCGCCGTGTCCGCGCCATAGGCACGGCCACGGCTTGATCGGTTACGGAGTTGCGGCGCGGGGTGCGGCCTTCGGAATCGGACGCAGCACGGTGAACTTGCTCAGCGAAGCAACGCCCTTGTTGACCTGCAACATGGCTTCAACATCGAACTCGTACTCACCTTCCGGGTAGCCCGGCTGACCCTTGTCCAGGCGCACGTCGTACGGGTAGGCAAAGCCACCGGTTTCAAGCTTGGCCTTCTGCTTGCGGGTGGTGTATTCGACGTTCTCGCCAGCGTCGTTCTTGAAGCTGCCGCCGCGTTCGTCAATTTCGTTCTTCAGGACGGTGACCTTGATGCTCATATGCTGTTACCCCTTTTGGGTTGGCTGTACGGCCGCGATTTCGGGCCAGTGCGCTGCTGTGTCACCTGTGACCCACTTCGGCAGCGATGGCGAAGTGCAGGATTCGATTACCGCCCGCAACGCCTGATCGTCAGGGCAGTTCTTGGCGATGAAATTGAGGGCCGCACCGTACTGGCGACGGATGTGGCGGCGGACGCTCTTCCACGTCGCTTCAACAGCGGCTTTCGTGATTTCGATGCGCGTGGCAACGCAGCGCAGAAAGGACAGGACCGGATAGGCACCCAGCAGGTAGGACGCCGGATCACGCAGAATGTCGAGCGGCAATTCCTTGCGGTTGGAGTTGCGGAATTGCGCCTCGTAGCGCACCCACGGCGAACTCTTGTCGCCCTGCTCCCTGCCCTTTTCATAGACGCGCAGCTGCTTTTCCGACTTCTTGCCGCCGACGTAGAAGGTCTTGCCGTCACCGCTGTCGTAGTCGTCCACCAGCTGCGCCTTGGGGCGCTGACCACGGTTGTCGAAGTCGCCATTGGCATACCACTTTTGCGCCATACGCAATGGGTAGTCGCCCACCAGGTCATCAGCGCACACGTCGACACGGGTGATCCTTCCGGCGCAGCTTTCGAGCTTCGCTCGAAGCTCCAGCCACCGCTGCGCATGGCCGCAGCGCGCTGCGCCTATCGCCTTGCATCCATCGCCGGTTAGCTCGATGCGAGCGGTATACGTGCCATCGGCACGGCGGCAATCTTCGCCCCCCAGTTCGATCATGCCGACGAACTTCTTGGCCGCGTCGATGATCTTGATTCGCCACGTATAGAATCGACCGCCGCCCACGGTTTCATCGAGTTCAAGGCCCAGCCCAGCGAAGAACCAGCAGAACACCTGCAAGGCCGCGATACGGGCATTGTCCGGGGAGAACTCAATCCACTGGCGCACCTCTTCGAAGCTGTCGCCATCACGGAACGCGAGTTCGTCCAGCGCTGCGCGCAGATCGATGGAAGCGGAAAACCAGTCAATGCCGACCGTCAGGGTTCCATCGGCGTTCCTGAATTCACTGACTCCCCTGTTAGACGAGGGGAGTCCCGACCCGGCCAGCACCGCGCGATCACCGACCATTGGAGCGATCCTTCCCGAGCTTCCACAGGCGACGAAGCGCCAGCCATGCCTGCTCGATGACGATGGAGACGATGGCCACACCGAGCACGAGCGCGACAAACACAGCGCACGCCGTGAGGCCCATATCGAGCTCGGCCAGCTCGGCGAAGGAGGGATACCTACTCACGCGGCGCGCTCCTGCTCTTCTGCGTAGCGAGCGGCGGCCAGAAGATCACCGCGCTTGGTGGCAGCAATCTCAGCCTTTGCGAGTGCGATGACCTGGGCTTCGCGGGACTGCTGCGAGGCGGTGTAGTCACGCCGGTCGAGCAGCCACGAAACGATGCGAGCGCCGCCAATGGACACGGCCACGATGGCCGCCAGCAGCACGAAGGTAATGAGCGGATCGATCATCCCTGTCCCCTACCCCAAGCCCCAAGAGAACCCGCCAACAGCCTTGGGGTGCCGTTGACGGGTGTTGAGTGATCACTCAACGAGGCGCATGTAAACTGATCGGGAAACACGTGTCAACTGATCGATCAACTGGAGCCACCATGACCGCCGTCAACGAACTACTTGACAACGTGAAAATCCGCTTGAATCTCGCGTCCGATATGGCTCTGGCTGAAAGGCTGACCGTTACCCGGTCGCTGGTTTCCCGGTGGCGAAAGGGAGACACGCCGCTGGCCGATGAGCGAATTGCGCAGATTTGCGCGCTGGCGAAGCTGGATGGTCCCACGTGGATTGCGATGGTCCACGCCGAGCGCGCCACGTCAGCAACAGAGCGGGCTTTGTGGCGACTGATGCTGGACAGAATGAGCGCGGCGGCTGCGGTCGTCGCGCTGGTAGCGCTGTCGATGCCAGGTCTAGCAAACGCAAAAACCGCCCAAATTCAGGCGGTTAGCGGTGTCGAGGGCGGCAGTATGTATATTATGTTCGAAGCATCTGGGCCAGACTGGCACGGAGCTTGCCTCGACCCTCGGCCCTGCTGTGGCATGGAGCCTGATTGTGCGTGATCGCAACCTAACCGGCCCTTGGGCCGGTTTTTCGTTTAAGGCCGGTCGACTGGTCACACCCGAAGGCCGTGAGCTGGAACCGCAGGATCTGGCTTGGCTCTCTCTGCTGGCAGCACAGGCGCAGGAATGGCGTCGGATGATGGAGATTGCCCGAGGCGGCCAGAAACGGCCGTTCGGGCGTGCCGGTATCGTTGACCTGGCCGAGGTCGCCCATCGTCGCGCAAAGCGGTCTTCGGGGGTGATGGCTGGTCCTGACGCCGATCCTGTGGCGGGTGTCCTGCCAGTACCGGGGCCGAGGCCTCGCCAGCGCGTGTGAGGCGCTTCCGTAGGGGCGCTGCCCCTACACCCCGGCTACAATGCGCTCAAGACGCCTTGGGGGACGTATGGAACGCGAACGACCGGAATACCTGCCGCCTATCGAGCGGCGCCGCTGGTACTTCCCGTGGCTGGTCACAGGGTTTCTGACGGTGATAAGCCTTGCCACCATCGGTGTACTGACGCTTGGACGCACCAACAGTGCATGGAATGAGCGTTTTGAGGGGCTGCGACGCACCGCTGATGCTGTCGAAACAGCGGCCCCTACACAAGCCATGCAGCAGCGTGAGGTCGTAGCAGCACCGGTTGTGACGCCTTCCCGCGCACGTCCCGAGCAGCTGGGCCGTGATATGCGATGCATCGACGGCATGCTGTTCCGTCGCATCGAAGGCGGCTGGGAAAATCTACCGGGCTCGCGATGCGGCGACCAGCCGACGATGAACGTCCAGTGCTTCGCAGGAAAGCCGTACAGGCAGATGGCCGCTGATGGTGGCTGGGTGCTTTCTCCGAACGACCGCTGCCCGTGATCAGTCACACAAATCAGAAGCTGGCCTGATACGGCGGCGTTTCGGGGAACGTGCCCAGCGGGCGCTTGCCAACTGCAATCAGGGTGCTCCCGTTCGCCGCGGCGGTGGTCGGCTGTGTCTCGCTCGCGCTCGTCACAGGCGACCCCGCCGCAGCCCTTATGCGCTCGGTAGTTGAATCGGACTGTTCGCCGAACGGATCCACGGGCCAAGTGGTCGCGATGATCTCATGGCCTTTCGCTGACAGCAGCACACCAAACTCTGTCCGTTTTACGGACCAGCCCAGCGCCCACAGCTGCTCCGTAGTGAATCTGTCGAGCACCTGCCCTCCCCCCGATGCTCGGAACTCCACGATATCCCGGTGCCCGTACCAACCTGCGTGCCGCGCCCTGGCATTGGCCGCCATGTCGAGGATGTACTGCACGCCTGCGGGCATTTTCTCCTTGGACTTCGGGGTGTCCACCACCTTCGTGACCACGGTGGCCGGCTGTGCGCCGGGCGCTTGCGCGATTGCCGGAATCGCGGCTTTCTGCGACTTCACAACCTCTTTCAGCTTGCTTTCCTCGCCGGTTGAGCCACCAGCGAAGAAGAATCGCAGGAACATGACAACGCCGATAACGAGTGCAAGCCCCATCACGATTGAGGGCCCCCGCAGTGTCTTCCACAAGGTGCGGGTGTTGCCCTTGTAGACCTCGTTTGACTCAATGCCCGGCTGCACGCCGTGGTAAAGCTCCCAGATGGCCGGATCGTACTTGCGAACCTCGGTGCCTACCGTCTCGTACTTGCCGGTGCCGGTGGCGGCGTAGAACCTCACCGAATAGCGCTGATCGGAGCCCAGCGCATCGAGCTTGGTATACGTGTTCTTCTTCGCCATGCGGCGAATGATCAGCCGGTGCAGGTCTTTGCAGTCCTGCGAAATGATCACCATGTCCAGGCTAATGTGGCCGTGCTTCGCGAAGAAGTTGGCCGTGCGCTCCGGCAAATTGGCCCTGTTCGTGGGCCAGTACTCATGCGCCTCATCGATCACGACTAGAGCATGCTTCTCGATGTGCGGGAACGAGATAGCGCCGTCGTTGTCCGTGTCGCATACACACCAGTCAACCACCTCCTTGTCGCCCATCACGTGGACAAGATCACGCACTTCTTCCTCAGGCATCCCGAGGTGAGCCGCAATCTTGTCCAGCCTCTCACCTACGCCGTTAAGGCGCACGTACACGTGCCGCTTAGCGCGCAGCGCGGGCAGGATGTGGTGGAGCACTGCCTCGTAGCTCTTGCCGCTGCGCGGCAACCCTTCATGGCCGAAGATCATTTCGTTACGTCCACTGGAATACGGTCAGGAACACCCGCACAAGGCGGAAAATAAGGGCTGCGGTCAACAGCGCGATTGCCTCTCCGACACGCAGCTGCCCGACTATGAAGGCGGTCCATGGGCCGGCCGCATTGAGCATCGCGCAGAAGCTGATTTGCGTAAGGAAGTCCGGTGCCGGGATCAGGTACACAATCGCCTTCACGAACGACAACACGAGCTCGATGAAGTCCGTTTGCAGGTCCGTCATGAAATCGGAGAAGTCCGCCCACAGCGACGTGATCTGCTCCTTGGCCCATGCGGTGATCGCAGTAATCGGGCTCACGCCTTCGGCATACGCCCATGATGCCGACAGCGCCAACACAAGAAGCGCTGCAGCCAACACGATCAGATGTTTCCGATTCATAGCAGTGCCCACCTCAGGGCAACAACGCCCATGCCCGCAAGGAAGACAAATCCGGCGTACTGGAAAAGCTGCAGCAATGGCCCGCTGCACAAGCTGCTCAGATCGAACTTGCCGACGTACTGACCGCCATCCCATGTTGCTGTGGGACAGGAGCCGCCTGCGCCGGTGCAATTTCCGAAGAACCCCTTGACCTTGGACAGGATCGGCGCGCCCTCAATGGCGGTCTTGAACTCGGCCAACACCTTCTGCACCGTCTTGCCGGACTTCTTGTAGAGGCGCCCTGTCGTCGGCCCCGCCCCGCCGCCCTCGCCTCCTTCGCCACCATCACCGGGTCCGGGGCCCGGGCCGGGACCGGGGCCAGGTCCTTCGCAGCCTGCAGGGTCTTTGCAGTCACCGTCGCCATCGCCCGGGCCACTTCCGCCACCGCCATCACCACCACCTGGGCCGGTGCCACCGCCGCCATCTCCGCCGCCGTCACCACCACCAT